TGTGAGGCTAAATTTATTCGATTAGCTTAATCCGCCGAGGATAGCGCCACCCAAGGTGTTCGCGTATACAAGAGCAAGGTCGTTGTACAACTCAACTTCGGAGAACTGGCTGGTGCTCTGAGCAACAGGCATAACAGTCATGGCGTTCAATTCGCTCATGTAGATGTGACGCTTGTTCACGATAACAAGAGCAGTCGTTGGGTTAGTGCTTTCGCCGCTTGTAGCTGCGATTGCGGAACCGGACCATTCCATGTCGTCGTTGATGCCGGTAGAGGTGATGAGAGGAATTCCGTCGTAGCTACGCACGCGGAAACCACCGTCAACTTCAACCATGTCGTTGAAAGCTTGCTGAGCTTGAAGAGCAGCGTTAACCTTGCGGATTCCAGCGAAGGAGCCGAAGATCAGCAGGTCGTTTCGGTTGCCAGCGCCTTTCACAGCGTCAATGGCTTCGTCCAACTTAGCAAGTGTCAAGTCGTCACCAGCAGCGGCTGAAGAGTTAGCCACAACCTGACCAGACACAGCACCAATCAGCTTGAACATTCCGTCAATCTGAGCAGCGGTCACAGCGGAATCGCCGTTGAACAATGCGTCTTCAAGGTTAGCAGCGAAGTCCTCTACCTTGCCTTGCAGCTCGATAGCAAGTGCGTCGCCGTAAGAAGCAGCTTGAGCTGCAGCTTTGCGCGTCACTTTGACTTTTGACAAAAGTGTCTTGTATCCGAAAGAAACCTGAGCGTAAGAGCCGCTTTCTTCGGTAGCAGTAGCAGTATCAGCAACCCAAACTCCACCAGCAACGCCAGCAGTACGTCGGTTGATGTATACAGCGTCGCCAGATCCGGGCTTTCGCTCCAGAAGGGCTTGAGCACCTAACTCACAAAGAGTCAGCTGTTGCACAACTTTGTTGATTTCCGTTTGAAGCAAAACGCTTCCAACGTTGCCCACGTTAAGTGCGCGCTCTACCATTTCTGACCGCTCAGGGTCTGTATTCTTTAACCATTCCATGATTCTAACTCCATACCCTTTAGCGGGCGAAAGGTTTTTCAATTAGACCGTCTTCAACGCCTGCAGAGAATAAGTCTCGCAGTGCGGATCCGAGGTCACTAGATCGTTTGATTGCTCCAGCTTTAACTGGTGCAGATAAAATTGTTTCGTGACGCTTAAGTGCATCACCGATGTTTTTGTGCTCAAGTCCTGCTCGCTCGATTAACTCGGCAAGGGGAGACTTGGATGCTTCTTCAGCGCGGGCTTCAGGTGCAACAGCTTTAGGCTGCGGCTCAGCTTCAAGCTCTTCAACTTGGGCCTTAAGGGCCTCAACTTGATCGGCAAGGTCTGGGCTTTCTGCTCCGCGCTCTTCAACAACTTCCTCAACTACCACAGGCTCTTCAACCTTGGTCAGTGCGTCAAATCGCTCATTAAGAGAGTCAAGTGCGGCCCGAAGCTCAAGTACAGTGTCAACCAAGGCTTGAACGCTTCGCCCCTCTTCAGGGTCGCTCTCTTCCTCAATCTCAACTGGCTCTTCTTCAACTGGCTCTTCCTCGACAGGCTCTTCAGCAGGCTCTTCAGCAGGCTCCTCTTCAGGGGCTTCCTCTTCGCGCGCTTCTTCAGCTTCTGGCTCTTCAGCAGGCTCTTCAGCCAACTCAACAACCTCTTCAACTTCTTCGGAAAGCTCTTCAGCTTCAACTTCGTCGGCTTCTTCGGTCTCAACAGCTTCAGTCTCTTCGACCTCAACCTCAAGCTCCTCAGAATCGGAAAGCTCTACCTCTTCGGCAGACTCCTCTTCGACGTGCTGAATTTCTTCATTTTGTTCCATAGTTCGCTCCAATTTTGTGGCGTTCTCAGTAAGTTCTATCCCTTCATCGAAAGACCTTCTACATTTGACCACTGCTTCTCCTAAAGAACGTGCAAGATCAAGCCCTACGGAGTCAGGGTTTGCTGGACGTCTTGTGATTGCAAGGTGGTCCAAGACAACACCGTCAATAATTACCCGCTCAACTTCATCGTCTGCGTCAGTAACAATTCGAGAGTCAACGAACCATCCACCGATGGACATTCCGATCGGCTGCTTTGATTCTAGGCGCCTAGCCAGTGCGGAAGCCTTGTCTACTCCAGCGTATAGCCTAGACCACACTCTGAGTATATAAGCCTCTTCTGATGGGTCTGCAGCCTCAACGACTGCGCCAACCCGCTCAATATCTCCTCTGTAGGTTTCTCCGATAACTTCATCCCACTCAACGGCTCCTTGGTCGCCATTGTGTCTGGGGGTGAGTGGTACGCCACTGTTGAACTGGGCTGCCATGCTTTCAAGGCCAGCAAGGGACATCTCTGTCCCGTAAGAATCAACGGAGGTGCTGGATGCCACACCGACAACTGAACCAACATCACCTTCTGAAACTTC